GCTCTGCAGATATCAGTTGTCGAAATAACCGAAAAATTGAAACTCAATGGTAAAAACGTATCTAGGAAATCTGGTGATAGTGGTGGCGTCAATAGTCCTGGTTCGGTACGGGGCGTTGATTCTCAGGAATAGGTTTGGGTCATATACTATCCTGATGACCGGAGTATGGCTCGCCTGGTTCTCGACGCTATCTATCAGAGTTTATTTCGCACCGCATTTTCATGTAGAGATGGCCGGGCGCCCCGAATGGTTAGGCGGTATCAATGCGTTTTATGCGCAGTATCATTTGACCTATATTTTAGATATCTCGCTGATACTAGTTCCTGTTGCAGCGCTTATGCATCTGCACACATCAGCGGCCGATGGAAGATTCAGGTATTTGATTAGAGATGTCGCGGTAGCGGGTGTATTTGCAGCTATCCCTATTGTTTTTATGCGGGTATTTTTTTAACCTGTTACATAGCTAACTAGTTGGTTACTTATAAATGAGGTTTAATGGAATGAAAAAACTGATTTTTTTTGTTGTGTTTAGTTTGTTCAGTACGTTGTGTTTCGCTGCTGATAAAACGTTTCGAGTGAGCTGGAATCCGAGCGCGATAGCTGCCGGGGCTCAATCGATACAGGTGTTGTGGTTGGTAAATGGTGCCAGAATTTCAGATGTGCCAGCTCCATCGCTAACTGACACATCGCAGCAACGATTGGTGACGGTTAATAACGGTGATGCTGTTGAAGCTCAGGTCATTATGACAAACTCCGAGGGGGCTACTAATAAATCGGCTACAATCGCCGCTGTTGTTGGAGCCGCGCCCGATTTTACTGTTACCATCGAGCAGCTAGATTAGCCGTGACCTACCCCGTCCCTAGCGACGATCTCGTCTATCATTTTCCGTTCCAGGGAGATCTAGACGACGACAGCGGCAACGGTCGCGTTATAACTGTGACTACCGCTCCAGTTATGACCGGAGGCGGATTTTACCCCGGTGGTGTAGCTGCTAGATTTGCAAGCGCTGCTAATGCTTGTGTCGTTGATGGCGGCGACTTGGTTGCTGATGCCAACGATGATGATTGGACGGCAACATTTTGGGTGAGCCAGGATGATATAAGCACCGGAAACGAATACTGGTTGACGCTGAGCAGGCCGGACCTCAGCAGCCCGTGGATGATCACGCCGCAGGCGCATGCGTCGTATAGCGACGTAACACTCATAAACAACAACACCAACACTAGATTCGATATCCCAGGTCGTGCCAACGGATCTCAACATCACATCGCCATCCTATGGGACCATATCCTGAATGCATTCGAGGCATATGTTGATGGTGCATTGCAGAGTGTTGTTGGGGCCGGGCCGGGTGGCGGCGCAACTGAAGCGAACCGCATCGGTGGCAATGGCACGGATGGGATAACCGGATATATGGCGCACCATACTTTGCATACTCGAAAATTAACGTTCGCCGAAATTTCAGCGATGGCAAACTATGACGGCAGCTCGGGTTCTGGCGGCGGCGTCAATACCGGCAACATGTCAGGCGCAAACATGGCTAATGCTAACATGGCGGTGGCGATGTAATGACTATGGGTCGAACTCCCAAATATTCTCCTGATATGTGCGAGCGCATTATAGATCTTATGGGTATCGGGGCTAGTAAAGCGGAGGTTTGCGCTGAAATAGGTATACACAGGGATACCCTGCACGATTGGTGCAATTCGGATTCGCCACGATATAACCAAGATATTTCCGACGCCATAAAAGAAGGAATGCAGTTAAGTCAGGGTTGGTGGGAGCGCCAAGGTCGTGAAAATATTGATAATAATTATTTTAATTCAACTCTTTACATTTTTAATATGAAGAATCGGTTCAAGGATGACTGGGCTGATATCTCAAGGAAAGAACTGAGTGGGCCAGACGGCGGGGCTATCCCCGTTCGTGCTGAAAATGATCTGTCGCGGTTCACCGATGAGCAGTTAGACCAGTTGGAGGCGCTACTGAATGGCGTTAGCGGCTAGCCAGATTCCGACGATAGAGGAGATCCGGGCGGAAAAAGCTCGGAGGTCACTATCGTGTTTCATTCGCCATTTCTGGCGATACATCGACCCATCTGAGTATATTCCAGGCTGGCATATTGACGCGATATGTGAGCATCTGCAAGCCGTGAGCGATGGCTCGATTCGCAGACTGATTATTAATATCCCGCCTCGGCATATGAAGTCAATCGCTACCGCTGTGGCGTGGCCTGCATGGGATTGGGTCGATACGCCAGAACGACGATTTCTGTTCGCGTCATACGCTCAATTCCTCAGTGTTCGCGATAGTGCTAAATGCCGCAGATTGATTCAGTCACCACTGTATCAACAGAGTTACGGAAACCGATTTGAGTTGTCCGGCGACCAGAACACTAAAATACGTTTTGAGAACGGCAAAAATGGATATCGAATTGCCACAAGTGTAGGCGGTGTGCTCACCGGCGAGGGCGGCGATATCGTCGTAGTAGATGATGCGCACAACGTAGGCGAGGTCGAGTCTGACACGATGCGTCAGACGGTACTGGATTGGTGGGATGAGGCGATGAGCACTCGCCTAAATAACCCTAAAACCGGTGCGTTCGTGATCATCATGCAGCGCGTGCATCACAATGATTTAGTGGGTCATATACTCGCTAAAAATCAGGATTGGGATCATTTGTGCTTACCTGCTGAGCACGAAACTAGCCACCCCACGCCGAGCAAAACACGGCTGAATTTTAAAGATCCACGCAAAAAACGTGGGCAGTTATTGTGCCCCGAGCGGTTTGGTCGAGAACATATTGATGAGCTGAAAACTACGCTCGGCACGTATGCGGCAGCCGGACAGCTTCAGCAGCGCCCAAGCCCTGAGGAGGGTGGCATACTCAAGCGCAGACATTGGAGGATATGGCCGAAACAGAACGGTATCCCGGTGTGTGAGTGGGTGATGCAGTCATACGACACAGCGTACTCCGAAAAAGATATGGAGCGAAACAGTTACAGCGCTCGCACGACGTGGGGTATATTCAGACATCCGAAGCGGGGCCATAACTGCGCGCTATTGCTCGATGTTTGGCGTGATCACTGCGATTACCCGAAGCTGCGCAAAAAGGCGCAGAAAGATTATGCAAGAGCCCCGCATTTCGACCGCGCGGTTGATGAAGTGCTGATCGAGAAAAAAGCCAGCGGGCAGAGCCTGATTCAAGATTTGCGAGGGGCAGGCATTCCGATTCGCACATATCAGCCAGACCGAGATAAAGTGGCTCGGGCGTACAGTATTCAGGCATTGTTTGAGGCTGAGTTAATCTATTATTTAGAGGGTGATACGGATGCATCGATAGTAATCGATGAGTGTTCTCAATTCCCGACTGGCGTTAGTGATGATCTAGTCGACACCTGCACGCAGGCATGGATACGACTGCGCACAATGGGGCTGCTCGTTCATCCGAAAAATCCGCGCGACATGTTTGATGAAACTGAGGCGGATATAGACGAGGGCGATAAGTCGCAGCGTTCGAGAGGAGTTTATGGGTAGCAGAAATATGCTTTGCCACGAAAAAGATTAGAGAGTTAGGTGATGGCTGACGTTGCAGAATTTGACATCGAGACGCTGGCGGATATCGGTGATCCATCGCTAATGACGCCAGAGGAGCAAGCACAATTCGCCACTATCGGGGATCAGGGCTTGCTTCAGCAAGAGCAACGCGATCATTTTCAGGAAAACCTCGCTGAGAACATCGACGAGAACGATCTGAATCGTATCTCTAACGATGTTATAGAGTGGTTTGATCGTGACGAGGAAAGCCGCCGCGAATGGCGCGAGCGTGAACGTATGGGCATTCGTTTGCTCGGAGTCATCGATGATGTGGGCGGCGGTGCGCCGTTCGATAATGCCTCAATTTTGACACACCCTGTATTGATGGAGGCGTTACTTCAGTTTCAGAGTCAAGCTATTCAGGAATTTTTCCCACCCGAAGGTCCGGCGAAGATGATCGCAGCACCGGGGCGGTTTGATCCAGAGTTGGAGCTAGCCGCGAAACGAGTCCGCGATTTCATTAATTATCAGTACACGGAACTGATGCCCGGCGCATTCGAGTCTGATGATCAGATGATGATGCGGTTGCCGCTATCGGGATCATGTTTCAAAAAAATATTCTTCGATGAGTTGGAGGATATGGTCATGTCCGAGCTCGTTGAGCCGTCGTATTTTGTGGCCCCGTACACAGCTAGCTCATTGCGCCGAGCTGAACGTTACACCGATAAGATACTCATGACCGATCATGAGCTCATGCAGCGTCAAGAGGCGGGTGAATATCTGGATTTCGAGGTTATTTCGGGCCGTGATGAGGAGTTGCAAAGCGATAGTCGCGAGGTGGTTGAGGCTATCGAGGAGGCCGAGGGCCGAGAATCGACGAGCGAAAACGAGGATGATCGCCGAGTCATCCTACAACAGCATGTTCATTACAAGTTACCAGGCAGTAATGACAAGCTGAAAAGTCCTTACATTATTACTGTTGATATGCGCGGCGAGAGTCATGGCCGAGTGCTGTCGATTCGCCGAAACTGGAATCCAGACGACGAGCTACGTCGTAAAATCGTCCATTTCATCCACTATAAATTTATCCCCGGATTTGGATTTTATGGTTATGGCTTACTGCACATTATGGGTAGTTTGGCCGAAGCCGCGACGGGCAATCTGCGAGCACTGCAGGATTCGGCGGCATTCGCAAATCTGCAAGGCGGGATTACCAGTAACCGCACGTTCATGAAGGGCAAGAAGCGCGTGCTGGGTCCGGGCGAATGGGAAATTGTTGACGTGGTGTCTGAAGATATTCGAAAAGATTTTCTGCCGTGGCCGTACAAAGAGCCGTCACCGACGATGTTTAACTTGTTGCAATATCTCGATGAAACAGGGCGGCGCATCGGGAATGTGACGAATATCACTGCCGGGGAGCAAAACCCCCGCGGCGCACCAGTCGGCACAGTGTTGGCGTTAATCGAGCAGGCTAATATTAGGCCGACCGCCATCCATAAACGACTGTTTAAGGCGCGGCAATTGGAATTGCGCCGGGTGATCGAGCTCGACGCTATGTATTTGCCTGATGAGTACCCCTACCCATTGCCGGACGGCACAGAGTCGACGGTGTTTGCGCAGGATTTCGATGAAATCGCGATGCAGAATTTGATACTGCCGGTTGCTGATCCGCAGGTGATTAGCGGGCAACAGCGAATAGCGCAATCGCAGGCGATGCAGGAGCTGGCGCAATCGAATCCCGATCTGTTTGATCGTAGGGCCGCAATCGAGCGATTACTGCAGGCGCTGCGAATCCCGCAATATGAATCCATGATGATCCAGCCGCAGGAAACGCCGCGCGCTAATCCGGTCGAGGAAAATATGCGAGTGCGGCAACAACAGCCAGTCGCCGCATATCCCGATCAGGATCATCAGGCTCACATCATCGTTCATCAAGCGTGGCTCGGCACGTTACCAGAGGGGAAAGAATCGGAGGAGTTGCGAGCAGCCATTACGGCGCATATAGCGGAACATCAGGCGCTGCTTTATCAGATGCAAATGCAACAGGCAACCGGTATGCAAATACCGATTGGTCAAGAGTTGCCGCCTGAAATGGAAAATCAGATTGCGCAACAGGCGGCGCAGGCTGCTCAGCTCATGCCTAAGCCGTTGACGCCCGAGGAGGCCGACATAGAGCGTAAAGACATGGAAGCGCTCGCTAAGATTCAGCGCGAGAACGCATTGGCGCAAGCAGAAATGGACCGCGACGACGAAAAAGCTACTACCGATATGTTGATCAGAGTGCAGCAAGAGGAGGCTAGATTGATTGAGGAATTCGCCGAAGATAATGCTCGCGAGGTAAGTCCAGATGCGGCTATCTGAGGAATTTAGAACTCCCATTTGCGAGGCTGGGGCCGAGAGAGCCCGGCGAGTTTTTATGGAGCAGTGCCAGCACTCCATTGATGAGTGCCAAAGCAAAATCATGGGTGGCGGGTTAGCTCAAGATGATTATAGATATTACGCCGGATTCGCCAAAGGCGTGTATGCGTCGTTCAAGGCGTTGGACGAAACACTGAGAGGTTTATTTAGAGATGACACCTTCGACTGCTGAATTGCTTACAAAATCCCAAAAGCTGATCAGGGATGCAGGTGAGGAAATCGAGAAATTGAGGAGCTACCAAATGAAACCCGATTCCATGCCTAGCCATTACCCATCACCGGTGGGCTGGCGGCTATTGGGATA